CCACCTCCAGAAATCTCTTTCTTTGGAAACATACTACCAACTGCGTCGTAAGTATGATTTGTAATAATAAGTGGAATATCTGCCTTAGCTAATGCAATTGCTAATGTCCTGAATGTTCCCCTAATAACAGGAGCTCTCGTCATATCTCTTTTATCAGAGCCACTAGCACTATCATCCATTTCTTTTCTTGTAGATAAATTTCCTAAAGAATCCAAAAAGATCATACCCTTCCAGCCTTTTGGAAACGAATTTATCAACTTAATACATTGTGTTCTAAATTCTTCTACCGTAGCAACAGGAGCATAAATAATTCTTTCAGTATCAAGACCTCGTTCTTCAAACATACCTGTTGTTACTGCACTTTCACTATCAAAATATATAATAAGATTTTTATCACTTTGATCTAAAAAATTCTTGGCTATACTCAATGCGAAAAATGTTTTGCCTACAGCCTCTTGTCCTGCTATGCAGGTAATCTTGTTTGATGGTATTCCACCATACATAGACCCACTCACCAAAGCATTCAACGTATAAGACCCAGTATCCACAAAAGTAGAGCAATCACCAAGAATCCCAGCGGATACAACCGACGCCATATCATTTCCAGACTCCTTGATTAATTGTTTAATTAAACTATTTACTGCCATTATATACTCCTTAAAAAATATGATACAAACATTAAATAATTTACCTTTGGAGTTAGTTTTAAAATTCCCATTTTTAGGAGTTACTGGTAAAATTCCATTTTTGGAGTTAGAAATAAAATTCCCTTAATTGGGAGTTGCATATAAAATTCCATAATAAAATATTTAATGTTTGTTATCAAAAAATAATATTATAATGAGTTGGTTGTAAAATTACCTTAATCGGTAGTTACTTGGAAAATTCATTATATTAATCTCTAATAATAGGGAGTTGCTTGTAAAATTTATTACATTAATGTAATAAGTTGGATAGAAAATTCCCTTTATTTAAGCTGCGTATTTTTCTAAACTTTTAGGATTGTTTTTTTCGTTGAGATAACTTTTCATAGCCTTGACTGTTTGCTCATAAGCTATGCGGCAAGTCGTCATAACAAAATTCTTCAATGCTAAGTGTTCCGGATTAGTATAATCCATCTTACTGAAGCTATACTTCTCAATACCAAAAACTTCTTCAAATAATTTTCTTGACATTGATTTAGTTCCATGATAATAGAACTTTGGTCTAAGAAAGCCAGGCTTCATATGAAAAGCAGAAGATACCATGCCATATTGTTTTATCATTCTAAACCCAACGGGTTTACCAGTTAAAACATTCATATATCTTTCACCATTTGCATCTACCAACAACATCATACATGATATAAGCTGTACTGGCTTGCTCGTTTTCTTCCATCCAGTATCTTTAGCATTTCTTTCAATCCCCATAATGTCTAATAAAGAAAGAGTAACTTCTTCTCCACCAATGATAGCAGATGCGACTCCATCTTTAATTTTTCCATTATCAGAAGTATGTGTAGACAGTCTTGATGTAACTGCTTCAATACACCCAGCTGAAAATGCTTCTTTTGCGGGTTCACCATCTTTCCATTCTCCACTTGCAGAAGTAATACATGCGGCCAACTTCACTTTATCTTGATATGCTTTGCCTGCTGTATATTCTGTATGTTCTTTTGGATTAATGGTTTTATTTGAATCGTAAAATTCCATGTTTTCAGCTTTATGTGCAACATCCCAAATAGATGGTTTATCCTCAATAGCCAGATCCCATGCTCTCAAATCAACTTCATCACCCTTTTCATCATCAGGACAATATATTTTACGATAACCCCAGATAGACTTTTCTGGTAGTCCACGGAGTTCTATTCCTCTTTTTTCGCAATTTGCAAAAAATTCTTTAATCTGTTCTTCATCATTAAAAGGTTGTGCTTTTGATTTTTTAAAGCGATTACCTGCATCATCTTCAAAAAACGAAACTCTTAAATGTGCTGTTTCAATGGCTAGATTGCCTATCTCACCGTTTGTCAACCATTGAAAATTACAAAGTTCTTCTAATGATACTTTTTTTACGTCTTGTGTTTCTCGGTCAAGTACATGAAATGCTTTTTCACCGTAATCACCGATATATCTTGGATTTTTCATTATAATAATCTCCTTAATAATGAAAATAATAAAAGTAGCGGAGTTGGTACGAAAATTCCCTTAATTGGAAGTTACATATAAAATTCCGCTGTTAAATCAAACTAAGAAATGAGTTGGAAATAAAATTACCTTAATCGGTAGTTGCTTATAAAATTCATCCCTTATACTACTATTTATACTAGTAAGATGCTAGTATTCAAAAAAAGATTCAAATTATCCAAAAAAAGATTCTAATGAGCTCATATTTTCTGATTTCCAACCAATAACATCCAATATATTTTTAATTGGTTGTAGAAATGATTTATCAAATTGTAAATCATAATCTATATATTTCTCTAAACCAAACTCACTCGGTAAGACGGTTGCAATAGCAATCACATTCTCACCGAGTATGTTTGGCTCTTTCAGATATGCAAACTTAATCTTTTCTCCATCACGGATTAGTTGATATTTCTTTGTTAAGTTCCTTTCCTTTAATTGATGGTTATACAATAAAGTACCCCTAACGTGTATTGGAGTAGCTTTAATGTAAATATCTTTTGAAGATTTATATTTACTCAAGCCTTTGACTGATCTTGGAAATGCAATATCACTAAACTTCAAAGTCTTGAAAGTTTCTCTATAATCTTCAATAGTTTTTATTACTGTCTGCTCATCTGTATTGATAATTGTCTTTATCAACGATTGGATGTTCTCTCTGCACCATTGCGGAGTAGAACTTCTGACACTTTCAATACCCATTATTTTTAATTTAGGTTCTTTGTATCTTACACCCTCAGAATCATATACATTTAAAATGTATCGTTTCTTAGCTGTCCAGATACCTTTGTCAGCTATCGACTCTCTTTTCATCACCATCTTTTGCTCGTATGAATTTACATACGAATGAAGAACTTTATAACACTCATCAATATATGGTTCAATTTTATCTTTGCACATTTTATCCAAGAAGTTGATAACCTTCTCAGTTTCAGCTCCCTCTCCCCACACTTCATTAACCAATTTATCAAACGTGATATAAATGCTATCTGTATCCGATGCGATAACATAGTCTTTATCTCCTGTTTTGAGTAAATCGTTGATGAATTTATTTATATACTTTTCGATCCAACGAATTGACAACTGACCTGACATTGTAATAGCTTCTGCCTGTTCAGGTGAGTAATACAGAAAATATTGATTAGCTAATGCACCATAAGCGCTATTTAAGAGTATCTTTTTAGCCATCTGGACATTATTAAATTTTGCTATATTATTTACAACTTCTTCTTTATTTTTATAATTTCCATCCTCTAACCTCTGCTCTTCTTCGAGCATCTTCTTTTTATAAATAACACGTTCATCATACATAGATTTCATCAACTTTGGAAGAAATCCTTGACGTTTTGTTGAGAAATGTTGACCATTTGGAGTCAAAGTCATTTGATGTTCTTTTAAGTATTTTGTATCTAATTTTTTATCCAGTAAACCTTTAACTCCATCTTTATATTTTATCTTGAGAACTTCATCATCTGAAATCATTTCTGGACTGATATTATATTGCTGAATTAAATGTGGATAAAGAGAATTTAAATCAAATGATACCACCCACTTATGTAAACCAACATCAGGATCTTTCACATATCCACCCTCAATACCCTTCGACTCTCCTTTGTGTCGATTTTGTGGTACAGCAATTTTCTGATCTTTTAGAAAATTGTAAATAATCGTTTCCCAGGTCTTAACTGGCGAAAATACATCTTCAAAATTAATTTTGGATTCATAGGCTATAGTTATAACCAAATCCAATAATTTCATCTTATCGTCTAGTTTTTTAACAATCTCAACGTCTTTTATATTATATTCTATAAACTTTTGATAGTCTGTTTTATATAAATCATACCCTTGCATTTCATCATCTGTAATTTTTCCCATGCCAAGCTCCACTTGGCCTATATAATCCAGACGATATGATTCTCTTGCTTTGTAAGTATATTTCTTATATAAGTCAATATAGTCCAATGTAGATATGCCGATAATCGTATAATACATATTATCACGGCCTGCAATAACTACATTCTTATCGACTACTCTTTTAATTGGTGAAAGATACTTGGCTTCAATATCCAGATATTTCATTCGATTAACAATGTATGGAATATCAAAGAATTTACAATTCCATCCAGTAATGATATGAGGCGGATTCTCTTTCCACCAATCCAAGAAAACTTGCATCATTTCTTCTTCATTATCTAAACGAAAATACTTAATATTTTTATCTGGTGTATAATCACCAGTACCAAAAACATAATATGTATCGTTAATACTGTTATGAACTGTTATTGCTGTTATTGGTGCGTTGGCCAAACGAATATCTGGAAAGCCATCATCTGAAGCAACCTCAATGTCAAGAGTATAGATTAATATTTTGGATTTATCCCATTGAACATCATCAGCGTATTGCTCAGATAAAAACTGAAATACATAATTTGTATTACCAAAAATCTTATAATTAGTAACACCTGAATATTGGTCAATAAAATCTTTACACTCTTTTATTGAAGGAAACTTTATATCAGCCAAAGGCCGATTATCTAATGTTTTAAAATTTGATTTTTCTTTTGGTGCTGGAACATAAAGAGTTGGTTTAAAATCAAATTTTTCAGAATATTCTTCACCCTTATTATCTATTTCACGAATATAAATTTTATTAAATACTTGACTTGCGTAGGTATAGAATTTCATAATGTATACATTATATCAAAAAAAGGTTGGTAAGGTAAGGAAAAGGTTATGAAAGCAAACCACCAGCATCATTAGGCACAACAATACCTGAGCCAAACATACGATTGTATTCATTAACAATAGTCGTGCTTGGATTAGCTACAACGTGTATTTGTGCTTCTTTTAATTTGTACTCTTTATCTTCAGAATATGGTAGCCATGGTTGGAAGGCTATTTTATTTTTATCCACGGGAATCATTACAACAGGATTTTTAATTAAACTTTTTTCTTCATCCCATTCACCAATAATTTCTTCACCACTTACCATCTTTACAATTTTCACATTCATTATTTAATCTCCTTGCCTTTTTCATCAACAACGGCAAATTCTTTTTTCTTTTTCTCTAACTTACCGTCAAGTTTCTCATCTGATAAACCAGCGTCATTACCAAGTTTATCTTCAATGCGTCTATCAATCATATTGCCTAAAGCTCCACCAATAGCATTGGCTGTCATTTCAAGAGCAGTAGAACAACCCATCATTAAAATACTACATAATAAAAGAATTTTCATATTGCAAAATCATCACCAATTTCAAACGTCTTATCTTTCGATGGCTCCTTAGTTGTTTTTATTGATACATTACCAATAGTATATTTAGCTTGTAAATCCCATTCACCCTTTTCACTAAAAGGAAGAATTTTCATTTGTCGTATGGATGTTGTTGGCTGTGCTTTTTCTGGTGAGACAATCTCAACTAAGTCCCACTCGTTTAAAAGATTTACAACGGTGTTTCTCCGTTCAATATCATTCTCAGAAATATTGGTAGGTTTTCCATCAAGAGCAAACAACTCTTTAAAATGCACAATATAATATTTACCTTGTTTGTGTAGTATATGGCAAGATTGAAATAACTTCTTTTCTCTGCGTGATGCTATTCCAATGCGTGTGAGTGTTTCCTTTACTTTTAAAAAATCATCATCCTCTTTCAATCGAACCTCTATCATATCTTCGATTGACCACTTAACATTATCATTCATTGTTCTGTTCCTTTCAAATCAACTGTTAAAATAATTATATTACATAATATAGGTATTTATAATATTACTTTCCTCCGCCCTTGAAGAGCTTATTTTTAATGTTTTTTATATCTCTGTCAGATAAAACTGACAAGGCCGTAATTGCCTTATCTGTACTGTACTTATAATGCTCTTTTACAACTTCCATGTTCTCATATTTCTTGCCCTTGACCCACCATTTCTTCGGTCTCTTTTTCTTTGCTATGGACAAGTTAAGAAAATCATAATGCAGTTTATCATTTACGTCTGGATATTGATTCAAATAATTGACGTAATGTATTAAATCATTATGATATGATAAAGTACGATTAATCAAAAATGGTTTGTAGTCTTTTCTTTCTGGTACTTCTTCATCATACTTATCTTTTGTTATCAACTCATTAGCATACTCAAATGGATTCATTATTCCTCCTCATCAGGTGGTTCATCAGCTCTATAATCAAAGCCGTGACTTTTCAATGTTTCATCATACGGGTTCCAGTCAACGCCCCTCAAACTATTTAAAGGATTTATTTTTTTCTTTCTCATTTTTGGTCTGCGTTGTGATTCCAGATGATCCATTGGTAACTCTTGATTTTCTAAACCACCTAGTTCACCAAATTGCCAACTCTCATCTATCTCACCGAACTGTCGGCCATAACGTCTATGGAAATCTTCTTCATCTCTTATATCTTTTTTCAATCTTTCTTTTTCTGCATCCAAATCATCTAAGAAAGTTTCTTTATATTTGTTCATTCGTTTGCGAAATTCCTCAACACGTTTTTTCTTTTCTATCTCCTCTTCATAATTGCGACTATTATCAATTTTATTTCTTTTTTCAACAATTTCTTTTTTAAGCTCATCAGGCATATTATCCCACTTTTTCATCAAGGTCATATTAAGATTATGGAATATACGATTATATAAATCTTCATTCTCCAATGCAGAAGCTAGTGCTAACACCAAAGAAAAAGTTTTATTTAAATCTTCAACATCACCAACATAACCATTATCTGAATTTTCTAAATCGTGACTAACCATTTCTACTGAACCATCGGAACGAATAACTAATGCACTATCGTCCGTAGTAAGTTTAATGTATAAATGTCCCTCTTTATCAAATTTAGTTACACCATCCTCCAAAGGAATAGACTCTTGTTCATTATTCTCTTTCTTATTCTTTAATAAATCGCTTGGAGTTCTTGGTTTTTTTGGTTTGTTTTCTTCTTCCATCTTTATACCCCCTTTACATAATTTATTTATAAGTCTCATAAGGTGTCTAAAAAAATTAATCATATTATCCAAAAAAACTTTCTAATGTACCAAGATCCTCTGCCTTCAAAAATCGTTTATTTAGCTCTCCTTCCCAATCTTTTGACATATTATTAAACACTTCTTCTAAAAAGATTAAATTATCATAAATTTTCTTTGGAAAAAACTCTAAATAAATCTCTTTCATGCCTGATTTTAAAATTCTTGTAACATTTTCAAGATATTCTAACTGTAAATATAAATTATGAAATGCCATTGTCATATTAAAATCTCTAAAAACTACCACTTCTTTGCCCTCTTTATTTGTCTTATATTGATTAAATAAAGAATAAACATCTGTGCAATCTTTACATATAGGACAATGACAAGGCAATCTAAAATCTTTTGAAAGATTTTTATAACTAATTGTGTTAGGCCAATTCATAGAAGCCATACCAGTTCCAGTAATATATCTAGCCTCTGTAAAGTAACCACCAAAAACAACAGTACGATTCCAGTATGTTGAATCATATGTTATCTGCATATCAATATTATGTTTATTTAGTAACATTTGAAGATACTGAAAATAAATCATACTTTCATTTGATGTTACACCAAATATATGAAACAGATCACACTTAGGCCTATCAAATTCTTTGTTATTAATTAAGAACAATATTGCTGGAACAATACGACCCAAGTTGCCTCTTGTACCACCATATGCCCAACCCTCAAATTGATACTTCTTTATTTCATCATACCACTTTTTAACTTGTGGTATCGTTTGACCCTGTATAACATTTAAGATTTTTGCATCAGCTCTTGTTCTGTTTTCTGCATAATGTCTTGCAGAATTGACTGACAAATCCAAACATTCTTGATAATCTTTATATGGCGATACTGGTTTTCCATCTCTCATCATTCCAAGCGTAAATGTTGGTCTATCTAAAATTGGAAATATATCACCGTTTTCTTCAGACCATTTTAAAGCTATATCATCTGTGTACTTTTTATGATTAACTGTGGAATGTGCTAACTGGTATCCTCCACTATCAACAAATATCTTTGCATCTTCTGCTTGTATAGTTTTTCTAAAATCTTTCTTATTATGTTGTGTACCAGCTGAGATTAACATAAAGAAATTCTTAAAATAAGAATCACTATCTTTCTTATATATTCTTAATGATTTCTTTTTATCAAAACTTGACTGATATTTTTCACTTGCATCAGCATCATCTTTTTCCAGTAAATTCATTAAACCATCACTATATGCTGGAATGTAAATCGCGTCTTTCATATAACTCCTTTACTTGTTAAGGCTTCACACCAATCATAATCTTCTTTTCCTCGATAATTCTTTTCAAGTACAGAAGGAATTAACTTTTCAAGCCATGGTGCTTCCCATGGATTGTTTGCATAATAATCTTCTGGAATACTTATATTGTTATTATGAAGTGAAATCCATTTACGAAAACATGGTTTACACCATCCACAAGCCCTTTCGGGGTCTAACAAATATCTTGATTGTGGATCATAACAACTCCATGAAAGTAGTAATGCGTCTGCACTACCACCCTTTTCCAGATACTCTTTAACAATCTCCGTCTTTGTTTTATCTTTATATGGAGAGCTAACTTTAAAAACACGTTCCTCAGTCCAATGTTGTTCTTTCCACATATGATTTAACAAGTCTGTCATTTTATCATAGAAAATTGGGTCTTTATCAAATGACCTATCACCTTGAACACTTCCAAGAATTAAATCTTCACCATACATAGAAGCTAACAACATTAAATGTGCATTACGATTTGGAACGATTGCATCATCACGTTCAAACTTACTTAAATTTAAAACACGAGGTAAAACAACTAATTTATCTTCATCCAAATAACCATATTTACCAAGTAAGCGTATTTTACTACTTTCTATCATTTCGTATTCACTACCAGTTGGAATATACAATAATACATCAGGCTTCATTAAATAGTCAAACATCAAACTATCCATGCCACCAGAATATAATAAAACAGATTTACCAGTAGCTTCTTGTTTACCACTAGTTACCATGTTTACCATTATTGCATCCCTTTCATATTACTTAACAAAGAAAAGAACTCAGCCTTGGTTGCAGGTTCATCACGAAAAATACCACGAACAACAGATGTTACCATATCACTTTCATGTTCTTTGACACCTCTAGCTGTCATACAGAAATGTTCTGCTTTAACAATAACAGCTACACCCTTTGCTTCAGTTTCTTCTTGAATCATATCTGCTATTTGTTCTGTCATTTCTTCTTGGATTTGTGGTCTGGATGCAACCCAATCAACCATACGATTAAACTTGGATAATCCAATAACTTTCTTTCCCGGGAAGATTCCAACATATGCTTTTCCAGCAATAGCTTGGAAATGGTGCGCACACGTTGAGTTGATTGTTATGGGGCCAGACATATAAATCTGGTCATACTGCTTTGCATTTGGAAATGCAGTAACACAAGGCGGGGGATAATATCTGCCACGGAATATTTCATTGACAAACATTTTTGCTACACGTTTTGCTGTCTCTTGTGTATTGTGGTCATTCTTTGTATCTATAACTAAAGCATCCAATACACCTTGAAATGCCTCTTTAACTTCTTCTATCAGTTCTTCTCTATCTGTATCACTTATTGCTTCATAAATTGTATCATTAGCTAAATAGCCCTTTTCAATGGAGCTACTCAGTATTGCATTTTTTATCTTTTCTGAAATTTTCATTGTATAAGCTCCTCTCACTAACCATAATATATTGCACTATTTGAACCATGTTCAAAACACTCAACACTTTTCAAATTAACTCGTCCTCCTGTTTCGTTTTCAATTCTACCACTAGTATAATGATAAACATATTGTGCAAACTTCTCACAACCAACACCATCCATAACTAAAAGTTTACAGCCATCCTTTTCATGGAGCTCTTCAAAAAAAGACATTAAAGGATCATCAGCTGCAACAACTAATGTATGGTCAAACATACTTTCAAGATATTCTTTAATCCATTTACAATTTCCAAAATCATAAACCCAATTTCTTTCATCTAATTCATCTGCTTCAAATACAAATCGAAAGCCTAAACTATAACCATGTAATAAATTACAATGACTATCTGCTTTCCATTGACGAAAACAACAACTCAATCCTCTATCATTACCATACGTTTTCGTACTTTCATGTTTCACATAGCACCTCCTACTCTTTCCCAAGGATACACTATCCATCTATATAGTTGCTCATGGATATAATTTACACCATCATTATTTTCATTACCAAACAATGCAATACAATGATAATCTGGATTCTGTTTAAATTCTGGTAATTCTTTAATAGCCCTAAAAGTTTTTCCAGTATCATAAACATCATCAACAACCAATAATGTTGGAAAAAATTGTTTACATTTCTCAGGCCTTAAACTTTCATCATCTGTTAAATTTAACATCCATTCTGCTTTATCATCAGAACCGTCTCGCGACTGAAATTTAATAATACTCATTGGACATTCAAGAGCATTGCTTAAATGAGTAGCTATTGGTAATGAACCACGATAAACACCGACAACGTGCAAATTTGGTGTTGCTTCGTGTCTTTCAACAATATCTGTTATATCTTTATAATACTGGTCATAATAATAATTATATTTATTCATATCACATTCTTATTTGTAAGGTTTAACATTTGTGCTAATAAATTAATTTGCCTTGATAAAATTTTAACTTCTGGTGATTTAGATTCCTCCAAGTAACTTG